TAATCTACCAAATTCAGTAACGCTAACTTCAGTATCGTCGTGAATGATATTCAATTCATCATATTGATGATCATTGCTATCTGGATCAGAAATGAGAGCCATGACCTTCATTGATCTGGTTGTTGCAGCAGTAGACACAACGGTTGTCCTAGATCCAGCACCTGCGGGAACAGCAACACTATTAGTGCGAATATCTACACCTCCATTTCCTAACACTATGGAGGTTCCGAGACCCACTACATTATCATCCAAGTGATATGCGAGACTTACAATTTGATAATCATTAACTGCAAAATTTATTGGGAAAAACTGCAGCGAACCTTGAGTTCCGGCAACCTTAAAGTCAAAGTCTGCAAGATCACCTACACTAACCATTCTTCCATATTGATTCATGAAAGAAATTTGTCCATCTTGAAGTAGAGACACAATTCCAAATTGTCTTTCACTCTGGAATCTTTCATCTTTAAAGTATACGAAATACTTTAAGAATCTGCTGGTGCTAACATTAAACTCATCAATCAGTTGAAATCTAGTTGCTCTAGGATTGCTATTGAATTGACCACTTACATCATCAAAGTCAACGGCTCTGTTTCCGAAAGATTCAAAGAAATCTGTTAAAATTCTACTTGCGAAAATAATTTCATCAGAGAAAACACTATTACCAATATTAAGAGAATTTTCTAAAGCAAGGTCAAAGTCATAGAAACAGTTAAAGTCACCAATACTATAAAGATCATTAACAGAAGTGAAATATGAAAGTTGGGTAGATAATCCAACTTGCATCGAGTTGCCGATAACTTCCGAAAACTTTGCTGGTGTTTCTAACTGATAGTCAGAGAATTTTTTAAATCCAGCTGTATGATTTGTTGCACTTACGACATCATTCCAACTATCAAAATCAACTTTTGATCTGAGAGAATATGAGAAGTTTTGATAATAGAAACTATCTTGAACTCTCTGCATGTTAGCATTAAGGAATCCAGATTCAGTTTGAGAACCTTTAACTACTCTTGATGATGCATCAGTGTTAAGAATAGACTCATATACTACTACTTCATCAGCAACTCCCTGAGTTTTTGATGCAAGTCCTTCAATAAGTTCTCCTTTGACAAAGTTCTTAGAACTTGATACTCTTAGTGTTCCAGTTTTTCTATCCCAACTTTCTACAATTCCAGATGCTGTGGAAGATTTAACTTCTTCCCCATTAAGAAATTCATTGTCCTTAAGATTAACATCAAAGATTGGAAAATGTCTTTCTGAGATAACTCTACCGGAAGAATTAAATTTATCAAATGCTCCGATAAATTCGCCTATGGATGAATCAAATAAACCATCCAAACTATAACTGAAAGTTGCTCCAACTCCACCCAAATTTTTATCTACAGCAATAACCGGGAATAACTTATATCCATGATCAGAAGAGTTATAACCTATACCAGTAGAACCAATACCAATACTGATATTTTCAATTAATACTTTATCTCCAACTTCAACAGGAAAATCATCAGATGCACTAAATCCAACAGACAATTCAGCCGTAACTTCTTTGGTTACTGTATTGAATCCAATCGTACTAATTCCACATCCATTAGTATTGAAAACTGGCAATATGGTTGGAACTGTGTTACTAATTCCCTTTGTGTTCTTAAGAACAGTTACTCGATCATCTCCAAGATCGTATTTAAGATCTACATCTTTAATCTGTTCATTTGTTTTTCCATCGAAAACCAACAATCTAGGTGCAGAAGAATATCCTCTTCCGCCAGATGATATTCCAATAAAATCAAACGATTTTAATGATCTAATTTTGATGAGGTTTGGCAGTGTAATAGATGGTCTGAGAGTTCTATCTGATGGGAAGTCAAATCCAATATCTTTTATGTTTGTTTTGGTTATTCTCCCAATAGAATTACTTTCTGCTTCTAAAATAACACCTTTACCGTTAGTGGTAGAAACTGTGGTAATACCTGGTAATGATTGATATCCCTGACCACTATTGATAACTTCAACTCGTGCTACAGGACCATCTGTGTGAGTACAATCTGTTTCATAGTTAATTTCAGATAAACCAGCGGTACTGTAAGACGATTTTTCTGGAGTTGGTCCTACGGTAAAACTAAACGAATTGGGTTCTACACGAGAAATTTTATGTTTTCCGTTGTAGATACTGGGAGAAATGTTTATCGTATTATTTTCAAAAATTTCATTATCAGTGTTAATCTCAGTTTTTATTGCAGGAACTTCTCCAGACTCATATGTTGGATCAAGTCTATAATAAAGTTTTTCTGGTGTATTATCATTAACTACCAAAGTAACCTTAGCAATTCCATCAATACCAACAGTACCATCTCTAGTTACATCGTAATTTTTACCATCACTAATTTTTCCAACATACTTGTTAGTAAAGTTCTTATCATTATATAAATTAAATTCAAACGAAGGATAATTTGTAGATTGAACTTCGTGTGAAAGAGTAGGGCTCGTTAACGTAAATGTAACTGTAGAATCTTTATATACTTTTAGCGGAGGATTGATTGGATTAATTACTCCGCCGCCACCAGTGCTTGCAACTCCAACTGTATTTGGAATTTCTAAAGTAGCATCATTTAAAGTATTAGAAAATTTAAATGTATTTTTGTCGATTATGTAAAGATAGTAAATTGAATTATTTGTCAATCCCTCTGTAGGATTACTACCGTCTTCAGTGTAGACAACTTTTTGACCCTTAGTAAATCCATGGTTCTCTATTGTAACCACACCTGTCGAGGTATTAATTCCTGTAGAAGAGTATGATTTTGGATCTATAATCAATTTTCTATTAAAATCATTATATGAAATGTTAAAGGCAGATGTAATACCTGGATTAACATCCAATACTATATCATGACCAACATGAATGCCGTGAGATACACCTGTAGCTACAGTAACAGTGTTTTTGCTAATAGTTCCCTTAATTACACTATAATTTGTTTTGAGACTGTGATAAACACCTGTGCCTATTCCAAGGAATGCTAGAGTGGTTGCGGTCGATGAGCTACCAACAGGACCTTCAAATGTTCCTGTGCTTCCAAGACCAACTCTTGCGGTCGCTAAACCAATTAAATTGTTGGCAATTTTTGCTACAAATAAATTGGTTCCATCAGAAACAGTTGTTCCTATTCCGGCACCACCAACTTGTCCTGGGGTATGATTGTCTTCGACAACAATTCCATCTCCTCCATTGGCAGAGTAAGTTACTATATCACCAGTTTGAAGTCCATGATCTTTGATGAAAATAGTTTTAGTAGGTATTACAATAGATGTAGCTCCAGCTCCTGGATTTTCAAAGAAAATAGTGGTCCCAATACCAACTCCACCTGTGCTACCCAATCCAACGACCTCTACTGGGTTAAAATACAATTGTTTGTTTACTTTGTAATCAATATCAGTTTTAAATCCGGCAATAACACTTAACTTTCTTTGAGTTACCGTTGCTGCAGTGCCAACAGTATGAGCAACTCCAACGACACCATTTACAGATCTGATAACTCTAATTCTAGACAACCGATTATCTACGTTCAGAACTTTTACTTGCTCTGTCCCAATCTGAAGAATGTCATTTTCTCTAATATCTGGATAATTAAGATTACCAGTTAAATTAAAGTAAGTAACAAATCCGGTGTAAGAAACGGTTCCAATTCCATTAGTCGAAATACCTGTGCCAGCAACCTTGTATACATTTGTACCAATACCAGCGGCATAGATTCCCTCAAGATCTGATGCCGTTGTTGTTATACCACTTATTGATATTGTATCAACATTTGAAAGATTATGAGGATTATCAGAAAATAGTAAATATCTTCCCTTTCCATTAGGATAAAATTCTACATTTTCAATAGAGCTAGTAGCAACACTTACACTATCAACTGGTTTTCCTAAGACGTGTGAGACCCTTGCAGAAACGCCTCCACCGCCTGTATCTGACTCGTTGAATACAACTGGGTCACCTACCTTGTAATTGTTCCCTCCGGTTACAATACCAACTCTAGTGATTCCACCCCTTGCGGCATTTTTAACCTCAATCTTTTGAGTTAAGTTTGCAGGTAATGAAAGATATCTATATTGAATATCTCTGTCATCAAAGAAGTTATATGGATTAGTATTTTTTATGTAATCAGTCGTATTGATTCTAAAATCATCTTGATTTGATACTTTTTGGAAATTAAACTCCTCTGGTTTTGCGTGGAAATTATCTCCAACCAAGTATGGGAATTTTGGTCTTCTAAAATTAGTAAATGGAGATTGTGTATCAGCATCATCAGACGCTATTGTAGCAAAATATGCATATGTTCCATTTGGAAAATCTGGAGTTACGCAATGTCTTCCATTATTTTCATCAAGGACAGATTCACTAGTTTTGTTTTCATAAACAAAATCATTAATAAAGAAACCAGATGGCCATGTTGTTAATGGGGGTCTCTGTGGTGCATCTGATTTCTCAACATATCCAGTCTTCATGATAGTGACAGCACCACCAGATCTCGTTGAATAACCATATGGACCATAAATTGGATGTCCATCATATGCCCATCCAATGATTGGAGAATGATTTTCTGCGATTGCTTCTTGTTTTGTATTAACGTTTATTTGTAAATCAGCATCTCCATGAAGTGTATTGCCATTACCATCAACAGCATAAGTTAATTGTCTTAATTTTCTTGGAGCGTATAAGTGAGAATATTGTAATCCAAAATCTTCATTAGTTCCAACATCGATAACTCCATCATCATCGCTAAGTGAATAAAGATATTTTTGAAAAAGGTTAACCCTCCATGTCTGTAATTTTGCCTTTAATACTTCACCGTCTCCTGGATGAATTACATTAACAGTTGTTGTACTTTGTTCATACCCTGCTCCAGATTCAAGAACCTTAACTTCTATCAAAGTTCCATTACTTAACACTGGAGTTATAACTGCACCAAGTCCTTCTCCTTCAATTACTAGATCTGGGGGTGAAACATACTGTCTACCAGGATTTAATACAAGAACTTCTTCTATTCTTCCTTGGTTTATAATCGCTTGACATTGTGCTGCTTCACCAGGAACAGCAATAACTAAAGGTGATCTATCTAAATTCAGAACTTCAGATGCACCATAACCAACTCCATTATTTGATAAATTAACTGATGTAATTTCCCCTCTAAAAATTGGTTGAAGTTCAGCTTGGAAAGTTTCTAGGCCGATCGAGGAGATACCAATCTGTCCAGTGATAGAAACTGAAATTTCTGGATAATTGAACGAGTGTGTTCCAGCACCAATTGATGTTAAATTGATAAATTGATTAGTTTCATAAAAATATCTTTTTGTTGATGTTGTAAGTCCAACATTAGTTAATCTAAACTTATCATCATTTAATTTAATAACATAATATTGACTACCATCAGTTAATCCACTGATAGGAGAAGATCCTGCGATATATTTTACTATCTCTCCAGACTTATAATCGTGGTTTTTAATCTCGATACAGTTAAGAGATGTGCTTACACCAGTTACTCCACAAGATCTTTTTTTATTTTGATATCCTTCGCCACTACTAATAACCGAAATTGATTCAACAACTGATTTTTTGTTTACTGTTTGAAAACTATGCAATCCATTACCAAAATCTGTCAATACTACAGTATTAATACCAGCAATAACATCATCAAGAGTATTGTGGAGTGTTATCGTTGTATTATTAGTAGTTCTTGCAAAATACTTTGCATCTGTCGATAATCCAGCAATACCAGATTGTCCATTAGTTTTATAAATGACATGTTCACCATTTCTAAATTTATGATAAGTTGAGAAACCAATAGTAGATGTAGCATCACCAGTGCTAACACCTGCGGAGGACATTTCAGCAAAAAATGAAACTGAATAATCGATCAACTTCATATTTGCTTGAGCCGATGCTCCATCTCCATTACCACCAATAATAGTGATAATAGGATTCTCAACATAGTCGAATCCAGGATCTAAAACTCTAATAGATTCTAGAGAACCAGAAACTGCAATGTTTCCAGTAGCACCTGTTCCTACACCATCACTAATAAGCAGTTGTGGAGGATCAATGATATCAAAATTTTCTCCAGGAGCAAGAACTTCAATATCATCAATCTGACCATAATAAACAACATCAGGTGCTTTATAGTTTAAGATTTCAACACCATTGACTAGAATTCCATTATATCCAGGTTTGGTTTTTGTTAATTCGCCAGTATGCTGAGCATTTTTCGGAATTTGTCTTAAAAGTTTTTGTGAAGTTAAAGACTTACCTTGAAAGTTAAATGGTCTTAATACATTGTCAGTTACTGTGACTTGACTCTCAACAGATACGAATTTGTTATTATAAACGTCATTTTTACTCTTTGCTAATTTAATACTTGTGTCAGACAATCTCTTAACATAATACATACCATCTGGGAAATTAGCACCTAAAGATTCATTTCTAACTTCTCTTACATCAAGTTGCCCTCGATCATTGAAAAATCCTTCTGTTCCAACTCCTGCAGAATAATAAACTGCATCCCCAGAATAAAAATTATGTTTTGATCCAGGAGTTATTGCTAATTCTTCCCCTAAGAATGTTCCAGAAAAAGTTACAGATCTATCAGAAGCGTTAAGTCTTGAACCAAAATATGATGGTATGGATGAAGAAGCTACAAGAAAATCTTCAGATCTGTCAAAAACACCCTGAACATTTGCTTGGTATGTTGAGGCTGAAATAAAGTTAGCAGCATCACCACTCAATACATTTCTTTTGACAGAATATGTTTTATTAATATCTAAAGCGCCAGATCCTTTTATTGAAACTGATTTTTCGGAGTTAATTCTATATACCACTCCTCCTGTTTTAGAAATTCCTTTTAATTCTTTTACATCAATTTTATCATTCTCTCTAAAGAAATGTTTTTTATTTAAAACTAAATCATAACTGTTATCGGAGGAATCTATTAATGTGATAGAATTAATTAAGTATTCCGAAGCATAGTTATAAAACCAATTGTTAAAAACTGGTGTATCGAAATCATTACCTAAGGTTTTAATTTGTGCAATATCTCCGTCTTGGAAATTTTTTGTATCTGCTGGATATACAAAATCACTCAGAACTGCATTGATTCTTACCTTGATTGTTTCATCTGGATTCTTAAAAGATCTTCCATAAGCAAAGGTGTTAATACCAATAGTTTCACCATCGGGAATTATTCCAGTAACATTACTACACCCAAAAAATTGAGTGAAGTTTTTTGATGTATATGAAACAATTCCGGTTGTAGTATCATTATATGTTACTGATAACTCTCCCGTTGTTCCAAATCCAACAGTAGAATCAACATAAAGAATACTAGCACCAGATCCTACTTGACCAATTAGTCTTGTTTTGGGATGAATTCCAAAAGATCCACGAATAGCACCCTGAACTTCAACGTCCCTATCATATCCCCCATCAAGACTTAACTTATAAAAACTTTTTGCTGTTCCTACCTGAAATACTTGAAGTTTTTCTACAGAAGTAATAGGTGCATACGCCTTTACAAGTCCAGCATCTGGATAGTTCTCTTGAAAAAGAGTAGCTTGGTCTAAATCAAGGGGATCACCCTCTACAGATTCCACAACCAAATCATTTGTAACTCTAAAATCAGAGTTTGATGGAGTGAATAAAAAATCTCTTGGTTTAACTACAGTTACGTCTTCATTGTATAAAGCTCTAAACAAAATCTCAAAAGATCTATCTGTTCCTCTGCTCAGATAGAAATCTTTAGACTGTTTTACAAATACATTTTGATTCAGATCCTCGGAAAGAGGTCTTTCATCAAGAAGAGGTAAAAACTGATGTTTTGTTTTTGCTAAAAATTCTTTTAGGAATAGATTGTTTAAATTTACAATCTTAGACCCTTGTTTATGAGTCGCTATACTTGAATTTGAAAATACTAAATTTTCTGGATTTGCTTCTTGCTTATATGAAGTAATTCCAGAAAAACCTCTAATACAACCAGTAAAACTACTATCAGTTTTTCCAGTATAAGTTATAATTTCATCATCGATTTGAAGTAATCCATAAGAATCCGGAAATCCATCTGTTCCTGATGGGCTATTTGAAAAATCAATTGGTATAGTGGTGTCAAGTTCGGATATATCTATCGATAACGTGGTTGATTCAATTAAATTAGTTGTCTCATTAAGTTTAATGTAACGATCAATATTTTCAATCAGATCAATCGGAGCACCTTTGAATTCTAAGGATTGATAATATGATTTTAAAAACTCAGAAATAAGTGGGAACTCATCTCTCACATAAGAGGGGAGTTGGTTCTGAACGATGTTATTAAACTGAACTCTTTTTTCTGACATTTTTTATGATACTATTAATAACCTGATGAGTAACCGCCGCCGCCACCGCCGGACGGAGTAGAACCTCCACCTGAGGATGGAGTAGATGTAGATGTAGATGTAGATGTAGATGTCGTGGATTGTGTTCCAGACCCTGTAGATGTACCACCGGATATGGTGGCAAGAGTTGTATTTCCAGTTGCTGTGGTGGTAGTAGTTGTTGTAGAGACTGGAACGCTACCTCTACCACCAGGACGTACTAGAACGCCATTTGCATAACTCGAAGATACAATGTAGTTAGACGCTGAAGGATCGACGCCAGAAGCAATTTCATCCGTCACTGTCTCAAAATTACTGTTTGTAATATCCAGTTGCAGATAGAGATCTTGTAATCCAACTACATCATTAGAAACAGGAGAACCAGAGATTTCAATAATTGTTTGTCCAGTTTTTGTTTTACCGGATAAAACATTTATTGGATTCAATGTTAATACACCTCTCTTATAATCAATTGTTCCAACATTCCTTCTTATGATAGTAGGACTTGATGAATTTATAGATGGAACAGAGAATAAGAATAATTCACCCGTCTCTCTATTTGAGTTAGGTATATCTGAAATGTAAACGTCAGTGTTAATACCATCAACTCTAAAAGCAGAAGTTTTGATATTGTAGCCACTCATTCTCTTAATATAGAAAGAATTACCAAATCCAATTTGATATTCAACTAAAGCATTTAATGTTACTCTCAAATCTCGTCTCATCTGAATAGTTGTAATATTCGATGTTACAGATTCATGACTATCATCAATAACCTTTAAGAATTTACTATACTTAAACCTCGCTCCATA